GTTGCCAAAAGGCTTTCTCAAATAACTGGAATTGTTGAACCAATTCAGATTATAGAAGAGTCAGATGCAATTTGATTTTTCTGAATTTATAGACATACTTGATGGCGATGAGTTTGAAGAAAAGCCAGCAGACCTACGGACCTTTGTTACTAGCCCAGACTATCTTGGGCTACCTCCGCTTTCAGAAAATCAATATACTCTTATAGAAAGAAGCTCTCAGATATATAAAGAGTCTACTTTAATAAAGTTGTATGGAGAAGAAATAGGCAAGAAGATGTTTAAGCAAACCTGTGTTGAAGTTATTGCACAGCTAGGAAAAGGATCTGGCAAAGACTACTCATCAACAATTGCAGTTGCATATATAGTGCATTTATTGTTATGCCTAAAAGATCCAGCAGCATACTATGGAAAACCACCAAGAGATGCGATTGATATTTTAAATATTGCTATAAACTCTCAGCAAGCAAACAATGTTTTCTTCAAGGGATTCAAGATGAGAATAGAAGTCTCTCCTTGGTTTGCTGGCAGGTATACAGATAAAGCATCAGAAATTAAGTTTGATAAATCAATTACAGTTCACTCTGGCCACTCAGAAAGAGAGGCGTGGGAAGGCTATAACGTTCTAGTAGTTATCCTCGACGAGATATCAGGCTTTGCAACAGAAAATACTAGCGGTCATGATCAAGCAAAAACAGCTGATGCCATATATGATATGTATAGAGCCTCTGTTGATTCTCGTTTTCCAGATGTAGGCAAAGTAATTTTACTGTCTTTCCCACGCTTTAAGAATGACCCAATACAAAAATTTTATGAATCAGTAATAGCCGAAAAAGAAACAATTATTAGAACAGAAATTTTAAAATTAGATCAGGATTTACCAGACGGCACCGAAGGCAATGAGTTTGAGGTAGCATGGGAAGAAGACCATATAGTTTCGTATGTCTACCCAAGAGTGTTTGCACTTAAAAGACCAACATGGGAAGTAAACCCAACAAAAAAAATAACAGATTTTACTGTTGCTTTCCATAAGAATGCGCCAGACGCACTAGGTAGATTTGCTTGCATGCCATCAGATGCAGTAGATGCATTTTTTAAATCTAGAGAAAAAATTGAAAAAGCTTTTAATCAAGCAAGCTTAGCCGTAGATAAATTTGGAAGACTTGAAGATTGGTTTAAACCAGATTTAGAAAAAGATTATTTTATACACGTAGACCTTGCTCAAAAGCACGACCATTGTGCAGTAGCTATGGGTCATGTAAATAAATGGGTGGAGGTAAAAGTTACAGATACCTATTCTCAACCAGCTCCAATCGTGGAAATTGATGCAGTTAGATTTTGGACACCAACCCCAGATAAGTCAGTAGATTTTTCAGAAGTAAAAGACTACATCCTTGCTCTAAGAACTAGAGGCTTTAATATTAAGATGTGCACATTTGACAGATGGAACTCACACGATATGATGCAGCAACTAAAACAATACGGTATTAATACAGAAATTTTATCTGTTGCAAAAAAACATTATGACGATATGGCCATGGTAGTATTAGAAGAAAGATTATCTGGACCCCATATACCATTATTAATAGATGAGTTGCTTCAGCTAAGAATTATGAGAGACAAGGTAGATCACCCAAGAAAGGGATCCAAGGACTTGGCTGATGCTGTTTGCGGAGCAGTGTACAATTCAATTAGTAGAACAAGAATGCGACGTGACGAAGAAATAAGGATTCATGACTATGAATCAATGAGTTACGACAATGATTTTGGCAGCAGCGATGGTGAAGTAGAAAATGTATACAACATGATTAGAGCACCTAGAATGCCTGAAAATTTAGCAAGGTCAATAGAAAATATGGAGATAATATGAGCGAGTATCAAGAAAGAGCAAAAGAGTGTAAGTGCTGTACAAAGCATGTCCCACTACCGACAACACTTAAATCTTACAATGGATTAACGCTATGCCCAACCACATACTACAATGCAATTGAGTATAAGAGGATCTGGGATACATATGGTGGAAGGCCACCAGGAAGCGTACGTAAACATTTTTCAGAGTATGTACAGGAGATTGTTTTTGGCTTAGGAGCTGAGTAGCAATTGAAAAATCACAACCACTATACCATACTAGAATTAATTTCAGGTGAGAATGTAGATGAGCGCTTTAAAGAATTTATAATCAATGACGTATACTCAAATAAACTGCAGGAGAACTTTAATAGCAGTTACGACATGTATCTGCATGGCAACCTTCACTCGTTTAATAAGTACGGATTTAGATCGCCAGAATTTATTGATAACGTAGACTATTTGTTTTCTGGTTGCTCTATTACTTTTGGAACGGGATTGCCATTAGAAAAAATATGGCCAGAGATTATTGCTAAAAATTTAAAAACATCTTACGGCAATATATCACGTAGTGGGGATTCAATATCTGGACAAGTCTATAAAATATTTAAATACATAAACGAGTTTGGAAATCCAAAAAATATTGTTGCTTTGTTCCCAGACTTTAGCAGGTTTTTAATGTTTAATAATAAAGACCTGATGTTATCAAAAAATCTTTATGGCAAAAACTTTAGCAATACAAAGTTAAAAGATTTATATATAGAAAGCATATCTCCAGCAGAAAATCAACATAGAATCCCATACCTTAAGAGACCATTAATAGCAGAAGAAGTGATAACATCAGACGTGGCGGGTATGTATTCTTCTAACATGATACATATTTTATCAGAATATTGCAAATCAAATAGTATTAATTTTGTATGGAGCACTTGGGACCAGAGCACTGAAAATTTAATAAATGCACTAGGAAACCCATACTCAAACTTTATATCTATGGAAACCAGTAGTTGGAAATATGATTTAGATTTAAATAAAGATTTGTATGCCGAAGTCTGTCATAAAGAATATGAAGATGATATATTTTTTCATCATGGCTCTGACCTAGAGCATGGAGTAGAGCATGCACACTTTGGAAGTCATAGGCACATGCATTTTGCAGAAAAATTTTTAGATCACATAAAGTCATGGGAGAAAAATGAAAATTAAAATAATGTACTACATTTACAAATTTTTTAAAAAGTTTAAAAAAAATAAAAAGAATAGGTTTATATACTAATGAAAATATTAGGGATTAACGAAACCTCTCATGACGCTTCAGTTTCTTTGATTGAAAATGGAAACATATTATTTGCTGGCCACTCAGAAAGGTATAGCAAACAAAAAAATGATTGGTACGTAAATGACAGTTTAATTCAAGATGCTTTGTCTTATGGTAAACCTGATGCAATAGCATATTATGAGAAGCCAATCTTAAAGGCATCCAGGCTACTTTTAAGAGGTGGGGCAGGAGAATGGAACCCTAAATTTAATATTGATGGTATTCCAAGAAAATCATTTGGCCATCATTACTCTCATGCCTCAGCAGGCTACTATACAAGCTCATTTAATGATGCTGTAATAGTTGTATTAGATTCTGTTGGAGAGTATAACACTTCAACTGTATGGGTTGGAGAAGGAGAAAAGATTAAGCTTAAGTTCAAGCAAAACTATCCAATAAGCTTTGGTTTATTCTACTCTGCATTTACAAAACTAATTGGCCTTATGCCAAACCAAGAAGAATATATTATGATGGGAATGGCTGCATACGGAGACTGGACAAGATATTACAAAGAGGTTGATGAATATTTCCCTTCATACGATAAGCAAAAATATAACTTTCATCAAGGAATCAATGACTGGGGAATAATAATTACGGAGCAAGATAGATTTGATATTGCAGCAGCAGCTCAAATGGTATACGAGCAAAGACTAAATCAGTTCATGCGTATGGCAAAAAACATTACTGGCAAAAATAATTTAGTATTTATGGGTGGATGTGCCCTAAACTCTTCTGCAAATACACTGCTATGGAATATTTTTGATATGATTTGGATAATGCCTAACCCAGGAGATGCTGGTAGTTCTTTAGGTGCAGCAGCAGCCCTGTATGGCAAACATCTTAATTGGGAAGGACCATATCTAGGACATAATTTAAATAATAAATATCCAGTTATAAAGATATTAAATAAAATTTTAGAAGATGGAATTGCAGCAGTGGCTGTAGGTAAAGCAGAATATGGACCAAGAGCACTTGGAAATAGATCTATTCTTGCCGACCCAAGAGATCCAAATATTAAAGACAAAGTTAATTTAATAAAACAAAGAGAATTGTTTAGGCCATTTGCTCCTGTAGTTATAGAAGAACATGCATCTAAATGGTTTGATATGGACTTTACTTCACCATACATGCAATACACCGTAAAATGTTTAAGACCAGAGGACATTCCTTCTGTAGTACATGCTGACGGTACATCAAGGGTACAAACAGTAAATAGCAAACAACATCCAGGATTATATCAATTATTAAATCAATTTTATAAAAGAACAGGTGTGCCAGTATTGCTTAATACTAGCTTAAACATTAAAGGTCAGCCTCTTTTAAATGATATAATAGATATAAAAGAGTGGGAGTTGCAGTATCATTCAAAAATTTTGACATGATAAATATATTGACACACAGAATTAATATAGTACAATTAAGCTTAGGTGCCAGTAGCTTAGTTGGTTAAAGCCCCGAACTCATAATTCGGTAATCGTAGGTTCAAGTCCTACCTGGCACACATGGAAATGGAGAATAAAATGAATGATAACTACTTCTTAAGCAAAGGCTTTGAGAAAAATGGTGAAGATATTTATGTGTACAAAAATTTTATATCTAATGAAGAGTTAGATACAATAATTCCAACACTAGATAATGCTAGAATAAATTCTGAATATAATCCTCATTTTATTGGAACTGGATTTGAAAATAGAATGAGTAATGAGATAGAATACCTTAGACTTTTGCCAAATAGGCTAAATGATTTTTTTGGTAAAGAATATATTGTTAACCCAAATATAACAGTTAACATATTATCTGTTGGACATGATTGGGGAGAGCACTACGATAGCCACGATTTTATTCAGTTAAGAAAATTATCTGAAACTTTAAAAGATGGGGATCCATATGAGACCCTTCAAGACTCTCATTATGGCATTGTTATTTATTTTAATACTCCAGAAGAAGGTGGGGAACTAGTGTACACTCGACAAGATATAGTTTATAGGCCAAACCCAGGAGATTTAGTTATTCATAGTGCAGAAGAAAACTGTACTCATAAAGTAAATGCAGTTACAAAAGGATATAGGTATTCTTACTCTAATCACCTAGGGGTAGATTTAAAGGTACCAAAATGTGAAGATGAAAATTGTTCTGGAATATATCCAGATTGCAGAAGATACGACAATTTTTATGGATATAGTAAATAAACTATAAAGGCTTTACCTCTGTAGCTCAGCGGAAGAGCAACAGACTTCTAATCTGTTGGTCGCTGGTTCGATTCCAGCCAGGGGTGCTATGCTTCTATAGCTCAGCTGGTAGAGCAGCAGACTTTTAAT